GAACAAAAGCGGGTAAGCAACGGCTTACTATCTCGCTTTTGCCATGCTGTGGACTTGCTGAAAATATCAAAATAGGGCGTAACCCTGCTTCAATATCAGCTAAGAATTGCATAAGCTCAGCACAAACCTTGCGGCTAAAATCGCTCGTTATGTAGTCGGGGTTTATATATTGAATGAAGTCATGCAGGTTAGTCCGTGCTTTCCTGCGCTTCAATAGTTCGCTAGCCGCTTCCTGCCGCGATATTTGCGAGTTCATCGTCCGTTAATTCCTCTAGTGTCTTGGTGTTGGCAATTGTTCCGCTATGCTCAATTTCAATAGTTTTGCGCGTTGCCGCACCATCTCCAATGATTTCAGTTGCAACTTTTACGGCGCTAACCCGTGATGAATCTTTATCGCCAGTTTCAGCTATAGTCTTTAAAATTGTTAATCTCTCGGTCAACGGGAATAGCATCTTTAATGCCAGCATTTCCCGTAGCTCCTCAATTCTTAGGGATACGTTAGGGTTTTGAAATAGCCGTGAAGCTTCGACAGAACAAGCCGCGTCGCTCATATTTTCCGCTTCATAAGCAAACTTATAGGCTTCCATCGGCGGATACCCTTTGACGGTTGCAACTGCGAAGCTTTCCTGCTTTGCCGTAAGTGCCATTACATCATCCCTCCCGTTTCAATCAAGCCCAAATCCGCAATAATACTAATCGCCCGCGCTAGATGTTGCCGTCTTTCCGGCAATCCGCAAGTATTAGCAAAAACTATGTGTCGCATTGTTTCAGCTTTCATTGCGTCCGGTTCGGCGGACAAAACCAAGTTGAAATTATCAATTATCAACGACGGCTTTAAGTGAATCGGCTGTTCAATAGTCAGCTCTTTCTCAATCCATTTCACCGCTTTTTCTAAATCCTGCACGCCGCCTTTATCGTCGAATCGCCAAATGTACTGGAAAGCCTGTGCCAGTGAGCCGCTCAAATGACAACTAATATCCCAACATTCTACCCCGCTTTGATGGCTTGTGTAGTGAGCTGGATTTTTTACGTCGTCATGTTCTCTAAAAACTTGGTCAGTTGTCATTCGTAGTCCTTAACTGGCTTATCTTGCACCAACAGAATCAGTCGATTAACTCTATTAGGCGTTTGCTTGTACCATTTACTGTTTTTCATGCCCTCGATAACTGCTAAATGCCTGTCATCAGCCATTGCTTTGAGGGTATTTTTAAAAGCCAATGTGCTATTAATACCCATCTGAAACACCATGTTGATAATGACGGGCTTGTACTTTTCTTCAAGCCCGTCAAAAAATGGTATTTTCCGCTTGATTGACGCGTAGACGTTTTTAAGGTCTCGCTCGAAAAGTGCCGTACATTCGTCTTCAGTGATTTTGTCGTGTAGTTTTACATGGCGTTTTAGGAGGTCCATTGCGCTGTCGGATTCTAAATTGTGACCAATTCCAACCGTAAGAACGCCCTCTGAATCAAGATAAGCATCGAGCCGCTTACCTTCCTCGAACTCAATCATTTTTTGAATGCTGACCATGACTAGCCCTCGCTCACCACACCAATTCCACCAGCCAATGCAATGCCTAGCGTGATAATAGCGTCTGTCCACTGCGGCGATATTGTTGCACCTGCGGCTGTTGCGCATAAGGCTAAGCCGCGCCAAGTTGATGGCTCGGACAATCTATTCTTGATCCAAAATTTCATTTCAAAACTCCACCACATGAAATAACTTGACCATATCTTACTGGTAATTGAGCGTCATCGACGCTTTTTTGCGCCGCATACAAGTATCTCTCAATGCTTTCTAGTTTTTTAAACATATCGTAAAACATAGGCGACATTAAAGGGTGTGGGTTTTCTACCCTTTCTTCTGATGGGCATTCTGTTATCACGCAAGCCAATTTATTGACCGCAGTAATATGAAGGCTTTCGGCTTGATACAGTACGCGTTCGAGAAAATATATAATTTCTTCTGCGTCGGTTGTTTTTTGTTCGCCGTTAATTTCACTCATTTTTTACTCCAAATATCGGCGATACTCACGCCAAAAACACCCATAAGATAATTAGCACCTGCTAACAATCCACCTAAAATCATGACCGCTGTGCCGCTTACAATCTTGTAGCGCGTAAGCTCTGCATTTGTTGAGCGAACTATTGTTAAAATTTCCTCGAACTTTTCATCGTGTGCCGCTGCCGTGGTGCGCATTATTTCTGCAATATTATCAACATCATCTTGCAAATGCTCAATGTTATTTTCCGTGACCGCAACACGCTCACTTAAGGTATGGCTCTCTGACACAACAAAAATCCCGAAAATAAATTGATGATACCATATCTGGAATTTTAGGCAAAAAAAACCGCCCGAAGGCGGTTAATTCTATTCAGCCAAACATCGACTAAGTATAAATTGCGCAAGGCTCTGACCTTTAGCGTTTTTAATCATTTTGTTTTTATCGGCAGTCGATAGGCGCATTTGGAAATTGGCATCAAATTTTTCGTACTCTGGTTTTGCGGCGTTTTTGTTGCCGGTGTTGCCGTGTTTAGTTTTCATTTCGCTCTCCATATTTTTATTAATTAAATTAACTCTCTAGCCATTTTCAATATTTGCACTGAATTTTTCATTGAGTCAATGTGCAATCTAAGTCCAATTGGATTTCTTTCTATTCTTTCCAAAGAAAGCTTTATTGTTTGATATGTTTTTTCATTCCCAAGCAAAACCGCTGCCATTTCGCCATCATCAATTATTTGACTAAATTGCGCCGTGATTGCTTCATTATTTGAAGCATCGCCAGTTTCTGCACGGGCTTTAACTCTAATCATGCAGGTAGTAAAAAACGCTTTTAAGACCGAATTTTGTTGTGCAAATACTGATGATTTTAGATTATCTATTTTCCAAGCCGCTTTAAGCGCACCTGATAAGTATTGTTTTGATGAGCCGCCGAATTTCAAAGACGCTGTTTTTGCGATAGCCCAAGCTGATACCATGATTTGAGCTAGTTGTGATTTAGATGCCTTCATTTCGTTCTCCTAGTGCCTGAGTCCGTCAGGGCGGGATTCTTAGCTTTCCTAAAAATCTGAGTTCATTATTTCATACTTTAATTGTTTTGTCAATACAATTCAAAAGTAATTGATGAAAAAAAACCACGCTTTTTACGGCGTGGTCAATTTAGGAGAAGGCATATTATAGAGAAAGAAAAACAACAGACTGGAAACTGTTAGGCGTATTTAATCATTTCTGACATCTGCTGTCAACTCCCAAGGGCAATCAAAAACAAAATCGTTCATTTGAAACTTTCCACACTTTCGGCACTGTTTTTCAGTCTCCCCGTGGACATGAGTGTAATGGCATTTAAGGCACTCAAAGCTTTCACAGTCATGAAATACAGTTTTTGGATGCAAAAATTCCATGTTTTGACCGTTTCGCATGGGCTGACCTTTTTTGCATTTAGTGCGTTCTTGGCATGATTCGTTTGTGCAGTGAATCACTTCATTCTCCGTAAAATTATAAAGTGCAACCGAGCAAGTGCATTCCACGCTACAGCCGCAGCGTGCAAAATCCCAGTTTCCTCGTCTAGTTCGTTTCCGTGCGGCTCTGCTAACAAATGTCGATAAAGAGCATCAGTGTATCTTTGCTCACCATTTTCTACATATTGCCACCCATTTTCAGTGTATTTGTTTGCGCCGAACGTACCAACTTTTCCGACTTCGATAAGTGCTAGTGCAAACCCAGTAAGCACTAAGCCTAAACGATTTTTACCAACATCTAGTTTTACGCCTTTTTCGTGCTGATTAACCACACCACCAAGATTTGATAAATTTTCATTCTTCATATTCTTGCTCCAATTTACTAATTAACTTTCTCAATTCCGAGTACTTTGACACGATAAAATACGCGCCAGTTTTTTTATTATGCACCCGATAACTCCCAGCGTTACTTAAGTTCTCGATTCGATGACCGACTGCGCGGGCGCGGGCATTTAAAAGCTGTTGTTCGTTAGGTTTTGCCTTTTTCATATTACCCACTTGTATCAAAGCTTATTAAAAGCAGTAACATCAATAAAAGATTTATCAACATCTGAAGCTTTGCTTTGCTTATCAATTAGGTAATTTAGCACGTCTCTTGGGTGCTGCCCTTCTTGTGCTAATTCAATCACCCCTGCGAATATCTGATCTACATAATGATTTCGTTTCACTACCATTCTTGTAAAATAAAAATCTGACATCTTATCCCCTTGTGTGCTTAATTTACACAGATTCATCATTTAGCGGCTTAATTAAGCCACAATCGGCATTAACGCACTGCCTGATTTTTTTAGATGCTATCACCATCCAAATGTGTAAGCATTCATAGCAGTACGGTTTTACTCCAAGCTGTGTCGCCGGCGGGTACATTTCCTTGCCTTTCCCATACTTGTTGCGGTTTGCGCAAGTGTCAAAGTGATTGCAGCTTGTGCATTTCATGGTTTCACCTTAAATACTGGTAGTCGCATAAAATGGCTTGGATTAAAATCAGTCGGACAAAGAGAGTCTTTTTTTGTTAAATCAGACACGCATAACTCCTCTTCTGCCGTCCGCCATACACCATCGCCATCAACCGTAAAAAGTATATTTTGCACAACTCCATTCCAGACTACGATTAATGGCGTATCAACTGGCGCGTACTGTATTAGCTTCCAATCTCTAATTTCATTCATGATTTCACCCTAAATTTATCAAGATGTGCATTACACTCTTTTACCGTTGCACTAGCCCACATTGCATGATTTTTTAGTGATATGCAGTTGCCAGATTGTTTTTCGGAAATAATGCCGCTCAAATTAATCTTCACGCCCTTGAAAACGGCAAAATACTTTCCATCTAAGTGCATTGCTAATCTACGCACAGCAACGCCCATAGCATCTGCGATTTCACCAACAGAAAACAGCTCGCGCCCCTTTTTACCCTTTAAAAATTTCTCTTTGCTTTGCAAAAATTCGGCAAACAATTTTTTATAATAATCGTCAGTGCTTTCAAAAGGGGATTTTTCACGCACCGGGTCTTTTTTAGTGCATAAATGAGTGACCGTGCCGCAATAAATAATATGACTATTATTTCCGCCGCTTTTTCTTTGCCTAGTTGTTTCGTATTTTTGTATCATCTGATTTCCTATTTTGTGGCCCGCTGTTTTTATTACCGCACACCGCGCCGTTCGTGGGGTTAAATTTCACTAATCAGCAATTTCATGGTTTTTCTGGCCCGCCTTTTTAATTCCTAATCGAGTCAGCGAACAATTGATTCCTACGCACTTAGGCGAACAAAATCGCTTCTGCTTTCTTCCGTCTAAGGGCTTATTGCATATCTCGCAAAAACCGTTTTCACTGTCGTGAATAAAATCTTCTTCGGTATCATCGATAAATCGAATGCCTACATTGTTTTCGTCGATGACGATTGTGTAATTGTCGCGCCACGACAAAAAATGATTGATTGGTAGACTCATGATTTTGCCCTCTTAATTGCCTTGCGCTTTTCAGCAAGTTCTTTTCTCGATGCTATTACTTCTTCGCGCTTTTGCACTGCTGCATCGAGCGTGTCGAAAGCCCCAAGGCAATAACTCCCGACATATGGATAAAAACTCGTGCCGCCGTCTTTTTTTTGATACTGGTAGATGTTTGCCGTGCCAGTTGGTTTTAAGCGGCTCATTGATAATCTCCTTGCCCATGCTGCAAATTATCTACGCGAGTGTACATTCCCATGTAAGCCGCTCTCACTGTGCCAATTGCCCCGTTTCTGTGCTTTGTAATTATCAACTCCATAATCCCCTTGTCATCACTGTCTTTATTGTAAACTTCATCCCTATACAGCATTATTATCAAATCCGCATCCTGCTCAATCTGCCCGCTTTGTCGTAAATCGCTCATAATCGGGCGTTTATTTGCGCGTTTTTCTGACTCACGATTTAGCTGTGATAGAGCAATCACCGGCACATCAAAATCCTTTGCTATGCGCTTCAATCCCGTTGAAATTTTGCCAATTTTTAGCGTTTCATTTTCTCCTTTTTCCTCGATTAGCTGTAAATAATCAACTGCTACCAGTGATAATTTACCGTGTTCGCGCTCCACCCGCCTAATTACAGTCCGCATACCGGCAAGTGAAATTGATGATACGTCGCAATAATGTATTTTTGTGTCCGCAAGCCTCATCGTTGCCGCTGTCAATCTTGAAAATTCGTGATCCTCTAATTTTCCAGTTTTTATTTTATTTAATTCGACTCTTGATAGTGATGAAATTATTCTCTCAGTGAGAGAAGACTCAGGCATTTCAAGCGAAAATATCAGTACATTCGGGCGCGACTCATGTAAAGCCGATGACTCAACAAATCGCATCATCGCCGCTGTCTTACCCATTGATGCCCGCGCTGCTAAAATAATCAAATCCTTGCGCTGGAATCCGTTTGTGATTTCATCCAAATCAATTAATCCAGTCGAGATTCCCGTCATCACATCACCGCTAGAGTAGCGTCTTTCAATGTCCTCTACTAAATTGCGCATAGATGCCTTAATGCCAATAATTTCGGTTTTATCGACATTGGTTGCAGTAATTTCAGAGATGCAAGACTCTACTTTTTCAAGTAATTCATCGTTATCAACTGCAAAATTTAGTGATAGCTCGTTCATTTCAACCGTGGCTTTAGTAATCCGTCTGCGTAACGATTTTTTTACCAAGATGCCCGCATAGGCTTCGATATTTTTCGCTGTTGGTGTGTCTTCGAGCAACATAATCAAGTACGGCAAGCCGCCTATACTGTCTAGTTCGCCTGATAGTCTTAATTCGTCAGACATTGTGATAATATCGAAAGGTTGTGAGTTTTCAGCCAGCTTTTCAATTGCTGTAAAAATCAACTGGTGGTTTTTATGGCAAAAATCACCAACATTAATCTTGTCGCTAATAATGTCCCACGTTTGATTATCCATCATCAAGCTACCTAGTACGGACTGCTCGACAGATAATGAGCTGTGCATAGCGTCCGCACTCATAAATCACCATCTAAAGCTTTCTTCAACGCGTCGAATTTTTCTTTCGCTTCATCGGCAGGTAGCCACTGGTAATTATCAGGTTGTTTCTCGAAACATTCGACAGGCTTAAATTGCAAGCACAATGCCCTAAATTCGGGCAATTCTGGAATAAAGCCTGTACTACCCTCTGATAACTTTAAAATCGCCTTCTGCACCCATTCTCGCTTTAATCCGTGCAGACATCGCTGCCATACTCTAGCCTTATGTGTAATTTCATTATTGACTGATACCAGTCCCATTCTTGCCACCCATCGATTAGGATAGATGGCATCTAAATCAGCCCATAGCTGGATAATACCTTCGTCGCTTGCCGCTTTAGAAGTCGTCTGAGATAATTGGCGATTGTCCAGTTGTGTCATAGCGGTGTTGAAGGTAACTAATTCCTGCGTCGATTTGTGCTGTTGCACTGGCGGGTTGTCTAACTTGTCTTGTTGTGTCATAATTTTGTCCTTGGTTACTTGAAATTACTTGTAAGCCCTGTTGGTCGTATGTAGCGATTACAGGGCTTTTTTGTGCCTGTTGATTTTTAAATGCGGCGTATTGGTTTCTCATACCTCCGTTTGCATTATTAAGGGTTTTTAGAAATACCGATTTACTGTAAGAAAATTTCTGCCAGTGGTCGTGATTGATTGCCCACTGGAAACATTCAAGTTGCTCTGGTGTCAGTACAATGTCATTTTGGCTTATTGGCGCGACAAATGGCGTTGAATCAACATGACTATCTAGCCATGCGTTTGTTTTCTCAATTTCATCAACCGTTGGTTTTTGATAATCAGGCAATGAATTTTTGTTTTCGCTTTTAGCAACAACAGCTTTTTTTTCTAATTCCGCGATTTTGTTTTTTAGTTCGTTGTTTTCAATTTCGAGTGCTGCTGTTGCTTTTCCCTTTTCATCCCTTTTCGTTCCCCGTTTAAAACCCTTATTGGGTGACACTGTGTCACTAGCACTGGACAAATTGTCACTAGCTAAATACAGTAATTCGTACTGCGTAGTATTATTTTCAAACCCATTAGCGTGCTTAGTTTTATGAGTTAAAATGATTTTTAATTCTTCTAGTCGATTAATTGACCTGATAACCGTTCTAGTAGATACCCCTGAAATATCGGAGATAGTGCTTACAGATGGATTGCATACGCCTGTTGTGTCGTTATAAAACTTGCTAATCGTCAATAGCGTTAGCTTCTCGCTTGGGGTAACTCCTTGTATTGCGAATGCCGCATCTACTGATTTCCAGCTCATTTCACTACCCGCTTAGTCAGGCTACCATCATCAACCCCATGATCGCGCCAATTTCTTAAAATACCCACGGTGTATAAAATAACCGCTTCTGGTTTATCCATTCGCTCAAGTGCTATCGTGAACGCTTTGTAAACATCGTCAGGGTGAATATGCTCGAAAAATGGCATAATTAAATCACGACCGCGCTGAGTCATGACTACACCAAAATAGCGCGCCGTTAGCCTGTCCGACAAGACATCTAGTGTTATTTCAGCCTGAAATAGCTCTCTAGCATCTAACTCTGTAATCCTAGCCATGACTAATTGCCCGCTCACGACCTTTTTTAATAGCAACACGGACATCGGCGGCTCTTAACCTTAGGCATTCTAAACAATGCCCTGTTGATGTGTATCGATAGTCTGTATGCCCATTTCTGCATACTTTCCCCGTAAAAAAAACGGTCTTACCTTTCGCTATCGCGTCCGACCTTGATAGTATCTTTCTTTTTTTAGGCATTATTTAATGCTCCTGTTGTGTAATGTAATATACAATATACACCCACAAAACCAAAACATCAATAGGTAAAAAAATGATAACAAATTACAGTTACACAGGTCATAGCGAGAGCATCAGCGACATTTACAGAACGTTCGTTGAGTTTTATTACTACGAGCAATCGCCGCACTCCAAAAAATTCATCTGGAGAAAAGCGAAGAAAGAATTTAAAAAACTAAAGAAAGGGGTGGGTAAATAAAATGACAACCTGTACAGACGAATACCAAGCAATGATTGATGACTGCGAAAAACGCGAATCAAGATTATCAGAATGGGACGCTGGATTTATTGACTCTGTTAGTAAACAACTTGAGCAAAATAAACCTTTGTCGCAAAAACAAATTGAAAAGCTTAATCAAATTTGGGAGATGGCTACTAAAAATGGATAAGACACTACCCCATGAAATAATAAAAAAGAAAAGTCAGGTGTTTAGGGTTAATTGCTTAAGTCGCGCCAAAAAGCTAAATATCCCTGTCTCTCTAGTCCCCATGCCCGCGCAGTTTGCCGAATGGTTAACCAGCCAGCCAATCACGATAAAGCGCAAACAGCTATATTTGACCTGCTACCTGACGGGCGCGTTAGTTCCACTGGATAAAATTGAGCTAGACCACAGGTCGCCAATTTCACAAGGCGGTAGTTTTCAGGTTTGCAATCTCGGCATAACCAGTAAGCGCATGAACGCCGCCAAGGGCAATAGAACCGAACAGGAGTTTAAATCCTTGCTTGAGTTGATAGCGGGCTTTGACGATGGTGGTAAGTCAATAATCGCCGATTTGTACGCTGGAAGCTCGCGATTTAGAAAGTTTTAGGTAATAAAAAACCCGCTAAGTTTTTCGACTTGCGGGTTTAATTTAAGATTGGCTTAAGCCCTGTTTCGTAAATCAGTCATGGCATGATACGAACAACCCCCACACCAACATTACAGGAACAACCACGAAAAATCCGACTAGGGCGATCGCCCAGAAAAGTGCTTTTAGTGCTAAGATTTTCATGATTGCACCTTTTTAGGATATTTCATTCGTAAATTATCACCGTCATCTAGCATCCAGCTATAATTATCGTCAAGCTCAAACTCATAAAATCTATCATCACCCCACTTAACTTGATACCATTGATTGCCGTAGAAATACTCGAACAGCTCGCCAGCCTTAGCTCCCTCTAAATCAAATGGGCGTGCGGCGGAGGTTTTGCGTCTAATTTCATCGGTATATTCCATGTCTTCAATAAAATCGGTATTACTTTCTGGTATTATTGTCGCAACATCATCAACGGTATCGACTAGCGACTCCCACATCAAATACGCATTATCATCATAGATTTTAATATCGTGGACGAATAATTCTGGCAGTGGCTTTAACTTAAGACCTGTTTTAAACTCAAGCTCACTGTTTGATAATAGATTTATCCATCCGATTCCTCCGACAATAACGATACTCCTATCTCTAATAAACCGCTCAAACGCACATTCGCCAAACTCCCCGATTGCCGCTTTTACATCATCTTCAATATTACTCATAAATCCACCTTTTCCCAATAATCCCACTCAACCGTTATTGCTGTTTCTGTGCTTTTCATTGATTTTTGCCAAGCCAGCACCTTTCCGTTTTTAGATTTTCCTGCAAAATAAGCGGCAATACTGCCGCCATCGCTTATTGGAACAATACTAACTTTTATTTCGTCATCCAGATTTAAATCATCAATATTCATAAATCTACCTTTAAAATAATAATCACAACAGCGGAATCGATAGCACCAAAAATAAAATACAGCTCTGGAATTGCTATTATTTTATGTGCAACAAAAGAAAATATAATTGAAAACACTGTGGCTAATAAAAATTTAATAAAACCAATTATCGTCATAAATCACCCGGCAGCGAAACCCACATCAAACAATCTTTTATTAAAATCTCACCTCCAGAATGCTCTCGGCGAATCGCGCCGTGCTTTGACAGATAAGCAGTAACAATCTCTCTATTCCTAGTCATGACTAAAAATTTATTGCTTGCTGAGACTGGCTTATCCATACCTTCCCAAGGCATAAACTGCCATATTTCTTCAGCGGTTAGTAGTATTAAATCATCATAACCATAGTCCGATATTGCTTCCAGCCTGTCTTGCTCGTTGTGGATGATATGTATAATGCTATCATCACCCATATCATCAAGCGGCTTAAATAATCTTTTCATAAATCACCATCTTATCCAAGCAGCCAATAAAACCATCATTATTCCAAACTCCCAAACGTGTACCATGCTATCCATTTTTCACCACCTTATATTGTTCAAGCCATTGTTCCGCAGTCAATGGATCACATGAAATTTCATTCCATGAAGAAGCTATAAATGCTTTTATCATGTCTTCGTCGCTCCATTTATTAGCGGGCTTTTCTCTGTCATAGTTTTGTGTTTGCTTGTCATGCTCAGACCCCGCCAATTCGTTTAATTTTTCTTCTGTCATAGTCATACATCACCTCGTAGATCAAAATCTTCAATATCAAACCCGCGCTTTTTAGCCTCAATCACAAGTGTAGCTCGGTGCTTTGCCGGTACGCTTTTACCCCACACTCTTACCGCCTGCTTGCTTGGCTTACCGCCCAATGCGCGACTAATCCCCGCATAGCTCTCAAAAATCACACAAGCAAGCTTTTTGCCTTTGTACCGTTTAACTATCGTTTTTTTATCCATTATCTATTTACCTTAAAAAATTCATTTGCAAATCCTTGTGAGCATAAACTCCTAAAACTCATATCGTCCACAACCTCAATCCCATCAAAAGCTCGGATATGTTTAATTGCGCTTTTGTGCAAAAAAGCCAGTGATGGCTTGCCACGATTGGGACGGATATAAAGCTCTGGAATTTTCGGAACGTCATCCCGTTTTTCAAATAGCCTTTGCGGATTATTGAAATTACCCCATAACGCCGTTTTTTTAGTCCAAGGGTCGCCGAAGTGCCACGGCTCATAAGTAAAGTCAGGTTTACCTAAAAAGTCTTTTAGTCGCCCCGTTGCTGGATTTTCAATTGCCCACCACACGGGGCTGCACTCTGCGATAATTCGCTGACAATGGCGAACCAAAAACAAGCCTTTTTCATGGTCTCCTACGCCTCCATTATTTGCGTACTTTGCAAAACTAAACTCAGTGCAAACGGGATTAGCAATAACCCCGTGTATTTTTTCAGTCGTGCTGAAATTTTCCACGCCGATTTCTTTGCCTATTTTTATGACTCGATAGCCATTTTTTGCATATATCAGCGTATCGCTGCCTATGCCTGCGCATAAATGTAATATAATTTTTTTATCCATTATTTTATCCTAACAAGTCTTTTGTTTTTATACTTTGGTTTGCGATTGTATTTAGGGATCGACCTTTTGTATGCTCTTGTTTCATCCCACCATTCCGTTTTAAAAACATACCCGCCGTGTATGCCTCTGGAGGCTGCCCAGCATGGATTTATTTTTTCGCAAAAAGGATAGCAAAAATCTAAGTCTTTAATACGCACTTCATCCTCCTATCTTTTTAAAGTGACTACAGTATAACACTTGTTTTTTTATTGTCAAAAACTTGTTGACACAAAAGAAAATAAGGTGATAATAGCCAGCCAAGGGAAGCAAGAAAACACGGAAAACGCCCAAACGGGCAAAGCTAAACAAGCGGCTGAAATGCTTGTAAATATCTGGAGTAGGTCATGAAAAAGTTATCAAAAACCATGCAAAGCGCATTGGAAGTAATTGAACGCAATGGCATAAAAAATACAGATTTGCCGTTGATTGGTAAATCAACAATTGGTGCGTTATTAGATCGCGGTTGCATCGAATATGTTTATCGGCTAATGATGATAGATGCCACTGGCTGTGATGAATCGGACCGTGACCAAGCAAATGAGTTTTTATCTGATTTTTTAACAAAAAAAGAAATGCTTATTGAAGGCTTTATCTCTGCCGATGCTTGGGAAGATATGAAAGCCTTAATTAGATATGGATGGTTGGTTTTAAAAACCAATAAAAGATACGATGAAATATCAACAAATGACGATATTGAAACGCTTCAGGTCGAGCAAGAATTGGATGAATGTGATGAACTAACACGCGCCACAAACATATCAAGAAAAATCACATACAACAGCGGCGCATGGATTGAAATAGACTATGTTGCAAATGTCGCAACAGTTAGCGACCCTGAAAACGCCGATTTAGTAGAGCTGGCGCGGCTGATTTTGACCGGGTTTGAAGAGTGCAATAAAGCTGTTGAGCTACAGTCTAAATTTACAAAAACCGTCGCATACATCGCCAATCCGCAAGACAGTCGTTGCTCGTGGTGGTGCGTACAAATTCCCACAGACCAACGGCTTGACGGCACAAGAATCAACGTGCCATTTCTAAAGCGCGGCGCGGACTTAGAGCTAAAAGAAGGTGATATGCTTATCGATTCAGAAGCGCATCACCACCGCAAAAATCGCGGGTACAGTGTCGTGCTTATCGTGTGCGACGGCGAGAAAATCCAGCATTTGCACCCAATGGCACAGCGCAAAGCCTTTATCAAGGCACACGGCGGTCAGGATTTGATGCACGAAAGCGGAGACGTGAACGGATGTATAAGAATGGCGGTGTGGTTGCGTAGACAACCCGATTTAAAAATAGCAATCGAACAATTACTGCAAGCATAATAACCTAGCCCGCTGGAAACGGCGGGCGTTTTTACAACTGGAGAAGGTCATGAAAAACGCAAGAAAACAAAATCGGCTTAGTTGTCATGAGGCGATTAAATCAGGTCTTAGTTTTTGGCTAAGTCATTTAATGAATGTCGGCGAATGGGGGCGGATGTCATGAAAAAACCCGTCCAAATCGCCGCAGATAAACGCCATAAACGGCTATCACTGCCAACAAACCGCGCTAAGCCACGCACCACTCAACAGTTAGTGATCGCGCCGCGTAGAAGTCAGCGATTGCCGCACTGGAGTTGCAATGATGGAAAATAAATTACCCGAAGGCGTTTTGCTAGAAATGGCGGAAGCTAATCCGGTTGATGGATGCTTAGGGTGTTATTTCATTTTGGCTAAAGAAAAGTGTCCTAGAGAGCCAGACAAACATAATTTTAATCGGCTGTCGTGTATTAACGACAGAGACGTTATTTTTCAGGAGCTAGAACATGAACGCGAATAAAGTTGGTCAAGATTTTAATCACATCGGAACTAAATACCCGATGGCAATCAGAATCCCGCCTTATCCAAGCTGGATAGCATGGGTATTTTGGGTCGGTGTCGCGGCTGTTTTTGCGGCGGCTGTTTTTGGCTTTATGCAGGTTGGAGGTTGATATGGGACTGTTTATCGTAATGATAGCAATCCGCTACCCAACAGGTGTGACGTACAGCTACGATGGCAAAGTAATTGCCAGCAACGGCCGCGAGGCAATCCGCAAGTTAATTGATTTTGAAATGATTACACCGTCGATGATTTGTGAGTCATCGGCGATAGAGATTGAGGGCGTTGTGTGATGGCTAGAAAATACCCATCAATACACTCAGTGTATAAAAAACAAAAGGGTCAGTCGTCAAAAAATTGCGTAGTTTGCGGTAAAAAAGCTAATTTTATAGCAGAAATATCCGTCTCTTATATGCGCGGTGATGATGTTGTAAAAAATGTGTGCAGCGATAAAACACATGCCGCTGTTGATATTCTGAATGGAAAAATGTGATGTACGGCAATCAATATGCGTGGGATAACGCGAACCCGTATGACGACGAACCAGAGTCGCAAGACTCTGAAAATGATGATGAAGAAGAGGAGTAGGGCATGAACAAAGAACTGACAACAACTGGAAATTTACCAACACTGGCAGAATTGTACAGCGACAATCTTGAGACAACTGCGCGGCTTGAGCAGTTCACGGTTTTGTTAAATCAAGCACCAAAAGCTGAGTGGATAAAAAAACATCCTTTTATTAATAATTATTTTTACCTCCCAGCCGATAAAGTTGAGTACCTGTTAAAAGCGATTTTTAAGGAATACAAAATTGAGATAACAGGGCAGGGAACGGCATTTAACGGCGTGTGGGTAACTGTTCGCATACACTACAAAAATCCGATTACTCAAGAGTGGCTTTTTCATGATGGTATTGGTGCGGCCCAACTGCAAACCGCAAAAGGAACAAGCCCTGCTGATTTAGCAA